AACGAGACGACAGACATGATCTATTCCTCCGGTGATTCGCGGTCGTCCAGCTTCGCGAGTTTGTTGCCCTTCGCGTCGGTGAACGTTGCGGGATCGATTTGCTCGAACCCAGTTTTCGCTGTCTCCATCTCACGAGCGCGTGCGATGCCGTCTGCCTTCTTAGCTGGCTCGACGGCCCACACGAGTCCGTTTTTGAGGGGAGCGTATTCCTTCCCCACTCGTTTCACCCACGCGTCCCAAAAATCTTTCGCCACTGGAGTGACCGTCGAACCGAAGACGATGAACTCCTGTTTCGTGGGCTTGAAGTTGGGGTGAGGTTGAATGTAGGTGGCAGAGCGGGGAAGGGTGACACGCTTGACTTCTCCATCTACCTCTAGACACATGGTCAGTCCATTGGGAAGTTTGCAATAGACGTTGAGGAATTCGACAGCCATGACTCTCTCCTACGCGCCGAGAAGCGACGCGATGGCGGCGGGGATCTTGATGATGCAGCCCCAGGTGCCGCCGGACTTTTTCTGGTGAGTGGAAGAAGTGCGGCGCACGATGGCGTGAGCACGCATCTTCTCGGTGAAGGAGCAGAAACCGACCTGCTGGCCCTGGACCTTGGGAGCGACCAACTGCACGAGGTTGCCGCTTCCGGCGATCACGTACTGCTGAGCAGTCTTGAAGTCCATCTTGGGGAACGCTTCCTTGAGGTACGCCTTGACGCTCGGCGTGCCGTAGACGTTCTGCATCGGGGTGAGCAGATACGGCTGCAAGGTGGAGGGCAGAGCCAGAATCAACTCGTCCTCCATCTCGATGTTGCCGTTCAACTGCTGCTGCAGCGTGACGAACAGGTTCTGAATGTCGGCCACGATCTGCACGCCAGTGGCGCTCTTCCACACGCCAGCGAGAGGCGTGATGCTGGGGAGCAGAGCAGGATCGTTCACGAGGCCGTAGTTGCTGAGGCCCGCGACGCCGAAGAAGTACGTCTTGTTCTGGAAGGTGTTCATGATCAGAGCGCTGGAGATGTTCTGTTCAGCGGCCCAATCAATCTTCGCGAGACCGGCCTTGGCCAGTTCCTTGTCGCCCCAGCGCGTGAACGTCTGGTACGCGTAGGACTGACGAGGCATCCAGTTGGCGTTCGCGCCGACCAACCCGTTCTCGTTGTCATCGCCGTAGCTGGAGACCTCGCCCGTGTTCTCGATCACCGGGAACTGAGCGGAGTCCATGAGCCAATCGCCCTTCTTCTTCTCGCCGAAAATATCGACGGCCTTCAGAGGGGTGGTGAGCACGCGAACAATCTCAGGATCGAGATAGTTCGAGAGGTAGGCGGGGATGCCCGCGTTGCTGAGAGTGACGAGGCCAGCCTGCAGCAGATTGGTCGGCGCATCCTGCGCCATCTGCAATGCCTGATCCATCGTCATGCCGACCGGAGAGTTCACGTCAACGGCAGGGATCAGGGCGTGGTCGCCGCTGTCCATGCCGATGCCGAAGCGCTCGGCCAGGAGTTGGGTCTTGTCAGTGAAGTTCTTCATGGGGTTCGCTCCTACCACCGAGTGCCGATTTTAACGAGGTCGCCCACGTTACCGGGAGAGTTGATGTAGTACGGCGTCTCGATCCAGGCCGAGGCAGTGGCAGCCTGGGCCGTGATGGTGCCGGGCGTCGTGGAAAGATTCACGGTGCCCGTGGTGCCGTTGTAGGTGCCGAGACTGGTGATGTAGGTGCCAGCAGCGACGCTAGCAGACACGATGAACTGGCCAGCCGCGAGCGTGCCCGAAGTGGTAGCAGTAACGGTCATCACGTTGGTGGCGAAGCTGGCAGTGCCAACAAAGCCGCCGATGCCGACGTTCGCGATGGTGGTGAAGGTGCCACCAGTGCTCGCAGTGACAGCGGCCTGAGACAGATTGACCGTGCCGCTCGTGCCGTTGTAGGTGCCGAGCGAATCGATGTAGGTCGGCAGAGCACTGAGGCCGGGGCCACTGATCTGCTGACCGACCTGCACGGAGCCACTGCCGGTGGCAGTGATGTTCATGCTGTAGGAGCCAGCGGTCGTGGTGGCAGTGACGGACGCGGCAGAGCCGACAGCGTTGGTGGGGAACGAGCCAGCGGCGGCGCCGAGGATGTCACCGGAGAACAGATTGGCGAACACCTTCTGGCCGAGGACGCAGGGCGCGTAGATGTTCTTCGCCCAAAAGTCACCACGGTTGTAGAGGGTGACAGGGTAGCCAGCGGGGATGACCATGCCGAACTGACCGAGCCAGACAGTGATGAGCGCCTGATGATCGTTGCCGACGAAGCCGTCGGGGACCACAGGGGCGGTGCTGCTGAAGCTGTTGACGACGGAGACTCCGGTCAGTGCAGTGAGCACCTGCCAACCGAACTTGCCGACCGTGACGCCGCTGGTGCCAGCGACGAGGTTGCCGCTGCCAGCGTCCACGGTGTACGTGGGGTTGTTCGAGGCGCGAGCGCCCCAAACTCCAGGAGCGGGATAAAGCTGAACAGACTGTTGGAAACCAGCCATGATGTTTTCTCCTTATGCCATGCCGGGAAGATGCTTGAACTCTTCCAGGAGCGCGTTGGTGACGGCCTTGTCCTGCGCGAACTTCGGCCCCTTGGGATTGCGAGCGGCGTTCTCGGCGGCGATCAAGGTATTGAAGACGGCCTTGTACGCGACACGAGGAACGCCGACGAGGTCAGCACCCTTGTGATCGAGAGCCATCTTGTAGATCGACGCGGCAGAGTCGCAGGCCAGCGCATCGATCTTGCCGATGACGGGCTTGACGGCTTCAGCGGCGGCGTAGCGTGCGGCGAGGCGAGAGATGGCAAGGTCTGCGCCTTCGGTGCGAGCGCGGTCGATCTGCGCGTCAAGCGCAGCGTCCTTGGCCTTGGAGTCGTGAGACGCTTTCCTCCCCTTGATCGAGCCGACCCACTGCGCTTCCTCTTCGTTGTCCTGATCGCCGATATTCGACTGCGTCTTGTTGGCGCTCTTCGCAGTGGCGTCTTTGGCTTTCTTGCTGTCGCCCTTGGCCTCTTCGCCTTCGTCTTCGTCTTCGTCCTCTTCGGTCTGCTCCTCTTCGTCTTCGTCAGGGCCGAAGTCGTCTTCGTCGTCGGACTTCGCGTCCTTCGCCTTCTTCTTGAACGGGAATTCGTCGCCGCCGTCGCCGTCGTCTTCAGCGAGAACGTCACTGGCCTGATCCAGCGCGATGCTGGTGGGCATCAAAGCGGAGAGAATCTTGGGCAGATCAGCGAGACTGGCATCCTGCGCCAGACGCGAGCTGAAGCGCTCTTTGACAGTGCCAACGATGCCGTTGATCTGTCGATCATAGCGACCAGGGCTGACGCTCTTGCACAGCGCTTCCAGTTCGGCAGACTGCAGCACTTGATCTGCAGCCAACTTCGGCACGATGAACGTTGCGAGGGCACCCATGACGCGATGCCCCTGCGGGGTGAGTTGAGTTTTCTTAGCCACGATGGGCCTCCGTGTGATGGGTTATTTACCCTCGGTCGCGTCGTTGAACGCGCCGATCTCGAACTTCTTCTTGGCTGCGCTGATGCGCTTTGCTATGACCGCTTGATCCTCCTTTGAGTATTCGCTTCTGTTCTTGGGCATCCCGAAGTATGACGCTGCGCTACGCACATGCTCGGGCGTGTCGAGAGGGTACTTTTTGTTCTTCGTATCGGCAAAGCGGACATCGCCGTACTTCTTTGCACCCTCTTCAGGGTTCACGTCTTCGCGCTTCGTGATGCTGCCATCGCTCGCGCTGGTGAATTGCTTTGCGAGATTTCTGTAGTAGCGCCCCTGCTTCGGGAAGCCTTCCTCGATGTGTGCTTGTGCAGCCTCTTCGCAGAGTCTAGCAGCGATGGCTCGATTTGCGGGAGTGGGCTTCGTGGATGCGAACTTGATGGCCTTCTCTGCGGCCTGCTCTGCAACCTCGCGCCCTGTGCCGTTGCCGTCGTCATCATCGTCATCGATGCCGACAGCGGTGATGCTGCTATCGGCCGTCGCTTCGTCCAACGTCGGCTCGGGGTTTTCTTTGTCCCACACGAAACTGCTGTAGAAATCTTTCAGCGCCTCGTTGGACTTCTCAAGTTCGGGATGACTGTAGCTGGTCATTTCTTCCCCTTCTTGTCAGAGAGTTTCACCATCGGCGCAATAGTCTTCCACACTGCGGGATCGATGTAGCGCTCCAGCGCCATCTTCGGGGAATTGCAGAGATGCTGCGACACGCCCTTGGAAACTTCTTTCTGAAGAGCGAGCAATTCCTTTTCAGTCTTTGCAGTGCGCCTGCCGATCAACTCCACTGCCTTCTTCGTACCTTGATACGTGCGAAGATCCTTGTTTTCGTATTTGTTGCCCGTGGTCTTCTCGATGAACTTCATCGTCTTCGCCTGATTCGTGTTGAAGACTGGATCGCCTTTCTTCAACCCAGCAAGACGCTCTTTCAAAAACTTCGCGCTGGCCTTATCGGTGATCGTGCGCTCGTTTGAGACGCCGTGCTTGCCGTTGAACGACAGAGAAACTTTGTCGCCGTTGATTCGCACATGCTCTTTCTGCAGCGTGGAGATTCCAAAGTGACCCTCTTGCTCGACCTTCGTGCCTTTCTCGCCTTTCACCTCTGACTTCACCGTGTGGGAGAATGTGCGCTCGGCAGAATCTTTGCCGCCGACTCGAAGACCTGTGAGCAGCATCAAACGAACGGCAGCAGCCGTGTGATCGCCCTTGGCAGACCCAGCAGATGCAGCTTTGTCGAGTTTGGGGATGTCATTGGCGAGGCTCTTCGTGCGAGCAAATTTCTGCTTCGCGGCCTTTGAATCGTGGTTCGCAGACGCCTTCTGCTCCCACTTCCAGCGACCGGGTTTGCTGCCCTGCGGCGGCACCCACCGCTGCGCCTTCCACTTGATCGGATCGTCCTTGAATTTCGGCAGGTGAATGTTGACGTAGCCGGGCGGCACCTTCGCTTCTGCGGCTTGCTTCTGCAGCGCTTCAGACAGCGGCTTACCCCTCGCGTCGCGATAGGTGATGACCACACCCTTGCCGCCCTCTTTCTCGCTCTTGCCAGACTTCGTTGCAGTGCCACCACCGGACTGGCCTGTGCCGAGAGCCCAGCGGCCTTTGTCGTCGCGCACTTGCTCTTTCAAATAGTCCATGCCGAGCGCCATGCGCAGTTTCTGATCCTGCACAGTGTCGATACCGAGAGCACCGCTGATTTTCTGATAGTCGAATTCGACGAACTGCAGTTTCGCGTCCATCACTTTCACGTCATGACCTGCGCGACCCTCAACCACGAGAGCGAGGTGATTGCCGCGCAGGTTCGTCATGATGCCATCGTAGTGCTGCCCCTCGAACGTGCCAGGAGTCATCACTGGCACGTAGCGATACGCGCACGAGAGTTCCGCTTTGAATCCCTTCTGCACGTCAGCGATTGCAGACGCCGTGTACAGCACCATCGAGTTCTTGAGATACGGTGCTTCGTACACCGCCTCAGTGCCGGTGCTGCCCACGACGTGCTTCTTAATTTCAGGGTCGTTCAAGTCTATCGCCGAAACGGGGATATGCTTGTCGAGCACCGGGAGATTGTTGAACGTGCTCGCGCCTTCGGCCAAGTGCTTCGGATCGCGAAGCAACTTGTAGATCTTATCGGGGCTGAGACCGAGCGCATCCGCGCCAGGGATTTCTTTCCCGTAGTACGGATTCACCGTCGCCTTTGAGATGTTGGTCATCTCAACGTGCAGGAAACCATTCTCGTCCGTGCGCCGAGCAGATGCTTTGTCGAATGCGAGTTCTTCGAGCACGTTCGCCCCTATTCGGCGTCAGTACGGGGAAGAGCGACGTGTGATTCGCCAGTGATCAGCGGGATCACTTCGGCCTCGACGACTTCGGCCTCGGCGACTTCAGCGACCTCAGGCGCAGGCGGGAGAGCGAGCGCACGCGTAAAGCGAGGCGCCCCACCCTGACCCTGGAAGTCGAGCACAGTGGCCGTGCCGTCCTCGTTCACGCCGAAGTAGACTTCGTTGCGATCCAGATGGGCCAGCTTTGCGATGTCCATGTCGAACACATCTTTGAGAGGCGCGATCTGCGCGAAGATCTGGTTTGCCGCGCTGACGTTGTCGCGGAGGGCGTTGACGATTTCGAGTTCGTGGGACATGTGATGCTCCTTGAATGCGGCCTATGGTTGGGCCTGAGTTGAAAATTACCGCCCTGCAGCTTTGAGGGCGGTAGCGGTGCTCTGATGATAGCTGGACTGCAGCGAATGCAGTGCAGTCTTTGGGGTGACGACGCCCGTGCTCTGCCACGCAGCGCCTGCGCGAGTGTGCGCCTGCTGTGCGAAGCCGTGAAGCTGCGAGGTCGCTGAAGCGTTCGCAAGAGCAGTGGCGTCGTCTGCGTCCGCTGAGAGTTTCGCAGCGTTGGCCGCTGCCGCGTCGAGTGCGCTGATCATAATTGCCTCAGAGAAAGATTGGTGGCGTGAGAGTCAGTGAGCATGCCGCGAGACGCGAGAATGGCCATCGCCTCGTCGTGCGCAGCAAGCGCGAGCACATCAGGGTGCTCTTCAATCTGAATCGACCCGACAGATGCGTCGGGGATCGGGATGGGCACAGTGGCGAACTCAACCAGCATGGCGGTTTCAGAAGTCACTTCGACGGGGTCGTTCTTGCTGTCGGTCATGTCAGTCCTCGTATCCTGGAATGATTGATTGAGAGAGACACCCACAATTCACAGGAGTGCCGGGCCAGACTTGCTCATCGTCCACTTCACTGTACATCCCTTCTTCGACATCATAGACCGCACCTTCGCTACCCCACATCTCGTGCTCTTCACGGGGATGAATACTGGCAGCGGTGTGAACCCACATCGCCTTCGTGACGCCGTTGTCCAACTGTCGCACGCGATGAAACGCTGAAGTCATCTTGTTGTTCTGATCGCGGGCGATGAGCGCGGCACGCCGCCGTGTAACGCCGAACCGCTCTTCAATGTGCTTCGTCATGCCGACCAAGTCGCGGCCCTTCTCGATGCTTTCCTTTGCCATCGCACGGATCTCTCTGAACGCTTTGCGGGGAATGCTCGGGCCATCCTTGATGCGCTTGCTGCTGATCAGATCCACATTGTCGCGAAGATTCATCTTCACTGCTTCGCGCATGCGATCAGTCATCTCGAACTTCACCGCGAACGAATCCCACCAATTTTTATTCTTCGCGTCGCTCGCGAGTGCTGCGTCATGAGCCGTGCCAGAACCTAGCGCGACGATCTCACGCTCTGACTGACCTGAACCAAGCACCTTGTCGAGCATGATCGCGGGCGTGCTGGCAGTGATCGTCTTCGAGATGACGTGATCGCCCCAGCCCTTCGCTTCCTGTTTGCTAGTGGTGAACGACTCAGCCTTCTTGCTGTCCGTGTGCTCGCGGTTGACGCCACGATACACAGTGATCTCGCCTGGATGCAGGTGCTGCAGCAATCCGCCCGTAGTCGTGTGCTTGAGCAGGCCCGCCATCAGCGCACGCGCATCAGCCGAGATGCGGTCAGACTGCTGCCACTCAGCGACTGCACGAGCCACGACCTTGTCACGCTGTGGGCCAGCGAGATGATGGGCCAAGTCTGCTCCACGCAGCTTCATCATCTGGCCGTTGGTGAGCGAGCCGTGCCCCGTGTACTGATTGATGCCCTCGGGATTGTCGTCCAGCACGATCTCTTCGCGCTTCACGAACGGCACCTTGGGAAGCCGCACACCCGCTTGCGTGAGCGCATGCGCAAAGGCGCGGTCGTGATGCTCAAGCACGCGACGCACGACCTGGAAAGACAGCGCGTCGGCATGATGATCGAACACGCGTTCCCACTTCTCTTCGATGCGGCGCAACTCAGCCTCAAGCTCGCCCCACGGGAACGTCTGCGGGAGCACAGGCTGCGGCGCACTCTTCCAGATGTGTTGCATCGCAGTGAGCACGTCGGCGTTCATCTGATTGATGCCGTGCAGCAATTCGCGCTCGTACCAGACCTCGACCGCTGCGCTCGGTGGCACAGGATTCAGCCGGATGGGGTTCGGCCCCGAAGCGCGAAGAATCATCAGGGGTTCATTTTCTTTTCGTGATGCGCTGCTGCAGTCTTGTGCTCTCCGGCAAGTTGTTCGTGCGCGTTCTTCGCGCTCACATTTCCAGCCTTGCCGTGCATCACAGCAGCCTTCGCATGTGCAGCAGCGGCCTGAGCGTGATACGCAGCCGCGTCTGAGTGCCTGCCTCCGTTAATGCCGCGATCTTTGTCGCCCTGTCGCGCACGCTCGGACGCTTCTTGTGCCTTCTGAGTAATGGCGTCTGCCTGTTTGGACTGCGCACTCGCGGCTCCCTTAGCGGAGATTGGCACGTCGCCCTTGAGCCTCAGCACATGCTCGCCAGTGAGCCGCCCGTGCGCTTTGCCGCCGTGCCCTTCAGACTTGCCACCCTCGGGCTTTGCGGGGATCGCATGACCCTTCCCCTCACCAGCGGGGCGAACAGTGGCGGGCTCTTTCGCCGCGCCACTCTTTGTGGCAGGCGCTGCGCCCTTCTTGCCGCCGCCGCCGCTGTACTGGTTGATGCCAGTCGGATTTGCGTCCTTCGTGATTGAACCGCGTTGGTCGGTCATGCGCGTCCTCCGTGCCAGATGGATTTGTTGAAGTGCTCAAGCGCTCGCGTCTCGTGTGCTGCGCGATCCTTCGTGCTCTCTGCCAGCCCCGCTGCCTTCTCGTGCGCGGTGTACGCTTTCGCGTGCTCACTCGCTGCGAGTCGATGTCCGATGGGGCCAGACGCGCTCTTCGATGCTTCGTAAGCAGACGCGCTCGCACGCTCAGCGCCAACCGCTGCGCCCGTGTACTGATTCACGCCCTGCGGATTGTAGTCCTTGGCCAGCTTGCCGAGATGACCACGCAGGATCTTCGTGATGTACGCGGGCGACTTGCTCGTATCGAAGACGCACATCACTGGATGGCCGTCGTCCATTGCCATGCGCGTGATGCTCGCATCGCCCCACGGCAACTTCACGCGCTCACCTGTGCCGCCTGTGTTGACGAAAGCGTGATCCCAATCGCCGCGATGAATTGCGCCGAGATTCGCAATTTCGATTTGATTCGACATGCGGCCCATCTTCGCTGCCATCGCTGCGTGACCTTCGCCATAAACGCGCACGGCGTCGAGCCACACCTTGCCAGTCTTCGGGTCAACCCAGCCGCCGATCTTAATTCGGTTGCGCGAGTCTTCCAGCAGGCCCTTGTTCTTCTCGATCCACTTGCCGATTTCTTTTTCCATCTTCGCGCTCGTCAGCTTCGAGCCGTCGAGCACTGCGCTACGCGCGGGGAACAGCGCGACGGAAAATCCTTTCGTCACGTCAGTGGCAGTGTGCGCGTCCACTGTGAACCCCGCACCCAGCTTGACGTTGCCGCGCTCGTCGAAGATACTCGACTTCATGCGCTCGATGGCAGCGGCCTTCGCATCGGCCTTGCCCTCGCGCGACGATTTCTCTTTCGACGCGCCGCCCTTGCCGGTCCACTGGTTGATGCCCAGGGGATTCGCGTCAACGGTGATGCTGCCGAATGAGATCATGCTAGACCTCAGCGGCAGGCACGCCAGCAACAGGCTCAGCGACCGGCACCTGATCGAGCGCGGCGTCGAGTTCGAGTGACGCGACATCACTCTCAGGCTCTTCACCACTGCCGCCCATGATGAACGCGACGCCGATGCAGGGGATTTCGCCGTTGCAGTTGTGCGCGACAGTGACGCTGCTAGCAAACGATTCAGTGCTGAGTTCTTTGCCGCAGCAGGGGAATTTGTAGACGGACATGGTGTGCTCCAGGTGAGGGGCTAGACTTCAACGGTTTCAGGTGATGGTGCGCATTCCATTTTGTGCGAAGCAATCGCGGCAGTGTGCGCATCGATGTAAGCGCGATGCACGTCGCGGGCAATCTTCATGGCCGAGGGCAGGGCATTCGTGTGCGCGTCCAGTGCGCGTTCGTGAGCCGCAACTGCTTTTTTGTGCAAGGCCCTGCCCCCGGTTCTGTTCGCCACGTTTGTCGCACGCTGCGCAACGGCGCTGTGCTTCATCGCGGAGATGGTTGGACTGTCGTCTTTCAGTGATTCAGTGTGCTGATTGCCCTGCCACAGCTTCGCGTCCATCGCGACTCGCTGCGCCTCATCCAGCATCATGTCTGCGGCCTTCGACATGATCGGGTTTTTCGTCGCGCCCTCTGTCGGCTCGACGCTGTTCTCATTTTCTTCCTCGTCAGACTCGCCTTCACCGGGCTTGCCAGCAGGCGCGGGCTGTCCTGGCTTCGGCGTGCCGCCCTTCGGCGCCGCGGGCTTGCCACCCGGGGCCGCTGAAACCTTCGACGGATCGAGCAGCTTGCCCTCGGGCGCGTCCACGTCGAGGCCATCGTAGCCAGACTCGGGGTCACTCGCCAGCTTCGTGCGCACCTCTTTCGGTGAGATCACGCCAGCGTTGATGTACGCTGCGTCCGTGGTGCCGTTGGCTGTGCGGATCGCGCTCTTGTCTTTTTCGTTCATGCTGACAAGATCCACGAAGTCGAACGTGATGTCGTCGTAAATCTCACCGAGTTCGCTGCACATGATGATCTTGATCAGCGCTTCGAGAGGCCGACGGAAGAGCGACTCCTGCATCGTGTTGACGTGGTTGTTGAAGATCGTGATGTCAGT